TGGAAACCACCTCGTCGGTTGCGCCCAGCTCCTGTAATTTGGCGACCAGTTCGTCCATGCCGTCGATGGATATGTCGGTCATACGCTCGGCTCCACTTTCTTGAGAGGCGCTACCAGTCCGCTGGGGCCCTGCTCGGGCGGACCGTCCAGTTCGTACACGATGGGGACGCAAGGCTGGCCAAAGCGCAGGATGATCCGCACGCGGTCCTTCAGGTTCAGGTCCGTGTTGATGGGCAGGCGTAGCCGCGCATCCCAGGTGACCAGGTTGCGCTGGCTTCCACGCTGCTCCCGTCCGCCTGTCATATCCAGGCCGCAGGGCAGCACAGGGCCATCCGTCCAGGTAGGGACGGGATGATTCATGCTGTCCATCGTCTCGCTGTAACGCATGAGGATGCAGGTGTCGAGCATGGCTGCTTCCTGCGTGGTCTGCATGCGATCCAGTTCGTCACGGCTAATTGGATTCATCGCTGTCCAGGTCCTCGGGAGCCAGCGGCATCTTCGGGCTGGCCTGCATGGTGATGGTCTTCGGGCTGCGCCGCGCGTTGTAATAGCGGGCCATCTGCATGGCATGCTGGAACTTCTGCGAACGGCTGTAGCTTGCGCCATCGGCGGAGAAATCGAAGTCCTCGGTGTTCAGGCTGGCCTTTTCCTGCCAGATGTCTGCCGCCGCCGCGTTGAGGTCATAGGTGGGCGTCCAGTCTGGATTCACATCGAAGAGTCCCTGGGGATCATCTGGGCTGTACCCATACGGATCGGTCAACGGGTGCTTCTCGATGTAAGCCTGGATGTCCTCGTCGCTGTAGTTGTTCTTGGTGCGCTCCGCAGTCATGCGGCGGACCTGGTTGATTTGGGTGGCGGTTGCGGTCATGGGTCATCCTGCGCCCCTCCCCTTTCGAGGAGGGGCATGAGAGGTTAGACGATCAGGTACACGTCCACGGGGTTGCCGTCCAGGGCGCTGTTCAGGTCGATGGTGTTTCCATCTTCCGCGCTGGCCGAGACGGTCACGGTCGGGGCCGTGCCTTCTTTGGCGTTGTTCAGATAGGCGGCGAGGACCGTGTTGTGCGCGAGCAGGTACGGCATCCCCAGCTTGTCGTTGCAACCGACACTGATCGTGTCGCCAGCGCCAGCAAGGGCGGGCATGACGATCTGGGTCACGGTCTTGAAGGCCTTGTTGCCCTGCACGGCGTTCGCGCCGCTGGCAACGATGGTCTCGCTGATCGTCTCGCCATTGATGTTCTTGCCCGTGATCACCACGTTGCCCGTGACGCCTGCCTGGTTGCCCTTGATCTGCAGGGCGCGCGGCACGTCGGGATTGGTGATGCCCGTGGTGACCGTGGTAATCGCCCCATCCGCGAGGGTCACAGCCGCGTGGACCGCGACCAGGCTGGCCGCGTCAGGGCTGTCCCAATGCAGGTGGGCGATGAAACCGATGTCGGGGCGCTCAGCCTCGACGTTGCTCTGAATCCGCTGGTTGGCGGAAGGCTTGCGGGGATAAAAGGACATGCTGTTCTCCTTTTCCCATCCCCATTGTTGGGGATGGGCTGAATGGTCCGTTGGGCTGGCTTGGCTTATTCCGTCAGGAAGGCGAACGGGAAGCGGGTGGCCGCGTTGCTGTTCGTGCGGTTGACGGGATTCGGCAGCGCAAAGCCGATGCGCATCACGGCGCGCAGCGCCACCATGTCCTGCTGGGCCAGGTTGTAAACGATGGCCCCAGCGCCGTCAGTGATGACGGCCTCGGTCAGGATCTTGTAGGTGATGTCCTGGCGCATCGCGTACACCAGCTGGTTCCACTGGCCCGTGATCAGCAGCGCCTGGGCAGAGTCGATGCTGCCGTCCTGCGGGAATTCACAGGCCTGGCCGTCCAGGTCATACTGGCCGCGCACCTGCATCGAAGGCAGGAAGATCGGCTGGCCGTCCGCGTCGCGTACGTTGCGCAGCTTGCGGCGCATGCTGGTGTGGGCCAGGTGGCCCGTGCTCATGTAGCCGTCATCCTCGAGCAGGCCGATCAGGCCGCTGGTGCCATCGTCCTTCTCGCCCAGGATGGCCTCGTACAGGTCGGTGTAATTCGCGGCGGAAAGAACGTGCCCCGCTGCGGTCGCGCCCGCCTTCAGGCCAGCCGCGCCCAGGTTGGTGGTCCAGGTGGCGGGGATGTTGGTGCCGTACAGCACGGCCTGCGTGAGCGCCTTGCTGAAGGCAGCTTCGAGCTCGGGCTTGACCTCGGTCCAGATGTCATAGTCCGCGTCGTCGATCACGGCCTCGGGGATCGGCACGATCACCGCCAATTCCTCGGCGTCGATGTACTTGTTCTCCCAGTTGACCTCGCTGGTCTGCTTCAGGCCCGTATCGCCAGAGACGAAATAGGCCGTGGCCAACGCGGACATCACGGGCAGGCGGCGCTGCTTGCGGCTCAGGTTGGGCAGCTTGCGCGCCATGCGCAGGAGCGGGTTCATCTCCGACACGCTCTTGAGGATCTCGGCAGAGACGTCTTCGGGGATCAGGGGGGCCGCATCGGTGCGGTCGATTTGGCTGTTATAGGTAGGCATTGCAGTTTCTCCTTAATGGAATGGATGGGTTGATTAGTGACGCCCAGCAGCCTTGCGGATGGCCGAGTTCATATCGGCCTTGCCGTTTTGGTTCGTCTGGGTTCCGCTGCCAGCATTCCCAGGCGGGACCTGGGCAGCGCCAAACAGTTCAGGGTAGCTCTTCTTCATCTCGTCGAAGTTCACCCGTCCGTGCTTGTCGAACAGTTCCTCGCTGGTGGCCACGGTGTACGCCAGCTTCAGGTTCCGCACGCCCGCCGCATGGGCGGCCTCGTAGAAGTCCGCCTTGCGGTCTGCGGCCTGCAGGTTATCCGCCAGCTGGGTCAATTGCGCCTGGGCCTCGCTGCCCGATTCGGCCTTCTTGGCCAGGTCGCGCAGTTGCTTCTCCAGGTCCTTGCGGGTCCCCCGCTCGGAATCCAGGGCGCTCTTGAGGCCCTTCGTGTGGCCGTCGATGAGGGCTTTCTGATCTTCGGGCAGGGCAGCCTGCCAGGCCTCGAAAGTCAGCGCTGTTTGCGTACCTTCGTTTCCTGATCCTTCGCCGCCATTGCCCGTTGCGCCATTGGTGCCGCTGCTTCCCGCAGCGTCCGTGCCGTACAAAACGTGTCGCTCGAACATCTCGTTCTCTCCTCGGCTTCTCGCCTTTTGAATTTTTACTGGCCGCTGGCCAGCTCTCCAACTGGGGTCGGGACAAACGCCCCGCCCCAGATAGGATCAACCACACGCGTCACCATATCGGTCAGGGACGCTCCGTTCTTCCAGGCGTCGAACCGTCCAGTCCCCAAAATGCTCTCCTGGACTGTCTCGCTCTGGCTGGTAAACCAATCGGTCGGGCTCTGCCAGCTGGCATCCTCGAGCCCGATCAGTAAAGGCACGGCAGCGCAGCGTCCCTGGTTGTGTTCGTCGAACTGGGACAGGTCCTCATAGACCTGCCCGTCCGTAAACAGGCACCCAGCGCACACGCGCTCGTCTCTGGCTGAAATGCGTTTGTATCCGCGCACCAGGCCGCTCTGGTCGTATTGCATCAGGGAGGCATTCCGATAGGCGCGCAGCGTCTCGGTGCGGGCCGTGTTCATGGCCTGCTGCAGGCCGATCCCCAGGCCGTCCATCATGTCCTGGGCGATCTTGGTCGGGTGGATGCCCTGCGCCACGCCATTGAGCAATGCGTCGAGGATTCCATCGGTGGCGCTTCCGTGAATGTCGCGCAGGTAACGCTCCAGCGGGGTTCCATCCCCAGCCAGGCCGATCATGCTATTCACTGCATCCACGTTCAGGCGGTCGAACGCCGCGCGGATGTCGTGCTCGGACAGCACTGCCGAGATCGCATCGCTCGCGTGCTCCAGGCCCAGGGCTGCCATGTCCGCCTGATAATCGGTGATGAACCCGTCCGCCCATTGCACGTACTGACCAGTCTCGGCGCGCACCTGGTACAACAGGGATTGCATTCGTTCCAGGCGGAGGGCCACCGCTCGGTTGAGCACACCACCGCTCTCTGCCAATCGAGAGGCCTCGAGCGCCAGGGCTTCGACCTTGTCCTTCAGCGACTGCTCGATCCGCAGCCAGCGCGCGGCCATCTCGCGCATCTTGCTTTCTTCCTGCGCAAGGATCGCCTCTTTATTGGCGCGCATGATCTGTACGACCATCGGCTCAAGCATTCACGCCTCCAGCAGGCTGCTCGGTCACCGTCTGGGTTCCGCCGCCTGCGTTCTGGTCGAAGTTCCGCCGTGCCTGATCCAGGTAAGCCTTGGCCAGATTCGCGTCCCGCGTCTTCTGCCGTTCCTGATCCGCCAGGATGGTCCTGATCTCATCGTCGCTCTTGCCTTCCTCGCGCAGGATGGTCTCCAGCGGGATATTGGCGGCGGTGTTCAGCTGGCGGGTCTGCGCCGTGGTGTAGGGCTGGATCGTCTCGGGACGGTCGAAGCGGACAGTTATGTCGGAGCGCTTCACGTCCTGGCTCGAATGCTTCAGCAGGAACATGGCCACGTCCGTCCAGATGGGCGCATACCGATCAATGCGGTCCTGCGCCTTCTTGTTGAGCGGGGCCTCCATCGCGATCAGAGCTTCGCCGCTGATGTTGGACCCGATCTGGAAGAAGTAATGCTTCGGGGTGCGGGTGATGGATGAGATGGCCACCACCTGCTTCTCGATACCCTGGAGGTAATTGTCGAGAGGCGTGGCGTCGAACTGGCCCGCCTGGGTCTGCTGGCCCATGCCATCCCCTGCAGGCAGGTCCCAGATCTCGTCTGGACTGTTCTTCAACTTGCCCTGCACTTCGGCGCTGCTGATCACGTAGCGCTGCTTGAAGGCTCCGAACTCCGCCGCCACCATCATGTCGGTCACTAGTTTGTTGGTGGCATTCTGGATCGGGATCACGTTCTTCAGGTCGCTGCGTGGAGAAATGGCCTTGCGAAAGTGGAAGACGGGGATTTCTCCAAACGGATTACGGGCAGGGTTCTCCAGTCCTTCTTCCACCAGGGGGATGAAAGCCGAGGCCTTGGCGGCATCCTTGGCCTTGCCCTTGCTGATGTAGTATTCCAGGTGGTCCGCGTAATAAAGGGTGATGCGCATCTTTTCGTCGTCATCCACGTACCACTTGGCCGCGAAGGTCTTCTTGCGCGGATACTGAGAGTCGTAAAAGACCACGCACATGCGCGGATCATTGAAGTAGGCTTCCATCTCGCCGTCGCTGTTCTTCCAGCAGATGACGAACGCCTCGCCCGTGACCAGCTCCTTCTCGTGCACCTCGTCGCTCTCGGTGTCGAGTTGCGAGTTTTCCCAGATCCGTTGCCAGGTCTCTTTCGCGGCTCCCTTCACATCGACCTTGCGCAGGTTGATGCGATCCTTCACCGCGTCGATCACCACGGCGCACCAGTTCTGGGCGAAATACCCGTCCAGCCCCTCGAAGATCTTCTGCATGCGTGAAGAGGCCATATAGGTCAACGGCTGATCGCCTTCGTAATAATTGATCAGTCTCGTATAAAGTTCCTGCTTTGCGCTCAGCGCGTTGAATGCTTTTTCAAGATCGTTCATAGTGGCTTATCCTTGGTAGCTCTTGACCTCTTTTTGAGGTTTACGGACCATGCTCAGTAACTTGTTGTATGCGCTCGAAGCCGCGTCCACCTGGTCGTCGTGCGCGCCTCGGTCGAAAGCGACGCACTCACTGATAAAGGCCTCGTTCCAGGCTGCCTTCATCAGGAAGACCAACCCGCCCTGAAAGGCTGATTCCAACGGTTCGGAACGGGTTGGTTTATCGCCTGTCACGGTCTCAAATTTGGCAGGGAGCCCTATCAGCACGCGGTTGGTCGCTTCGGCGCTGTCCCTGCCTGCCGAACCTGGGTCCTGCTGGTGCCAGATGTAGACCTTGCCGTAGTCCTTTGCGTCCTTCTCGGAGGTCTCGCGCATCTTGCGATCCCGCTCGTAGGAGGTCCACTGGCCGCGCACGACGTCCAGAATGTAGAAATGGCCATCCGAGCAGAATGCCATCAGCACGCCCGCCGTATAGTCGCCCTTGGTGCTGGACGCCTTGTCCCAATAGCGGACCGCGAACTTGATCGTCACGCCTTCGGGCAACTGAGTCACCGTGCGGAACCAATCCCGCTTGTAGCGCTGGCCTTCTTTGTTGTAGGGCATCTGCTGGTACAGGCCCGTGAAGTAGTATTCATCGGCCTCCTTGGTGGTCAACAGGTCCTCGCGGGTCATCATCGCAGGGCACAGCGCTTCGCCTGGTTCCCGTCCCAGCGGATCGCGCAGGGGCAGGTACACGCCTTCCAGCATCTTCTCGCGCTGCTCTTCCACGTTCTGCGCGTATTCGCCAGGCTCCAGGGCCAGGGCGGGCAGCATCAGGATGTCCCACTGATCGGCGCGTTCCTTGATCACCATCTCGCGCATGGCGCGTCCCACGGGGTCGTCGGGATGCCAGTGGGTCATGATGATCACCGCGGCCCTCGCGCGTGGGCGGATCGAGGAGAGCCAGAAGTCCCAGGCATCCTGGCGGACATCTGCAGACTGCGCCTCTTTGTGGTTCTTGATCGGGTCATCGATGATGGCCAGGCCCTTGGCACGGCCCGAGATACTGCCGTTGACGCCCGTGGCGATCACGCCGCCTCGATGCGGGGCAGCCACATCCCACGCGCTCGATGAGCGGCTGTCCGAGGAGAGCATCACAGGCTCATCCGTCGCGGACCGTGTGCCGAAGAGCGCCTGGTATTCGTCCGAGAGCACTAGGTTGCGGACCTTGCGGCTGTTGGTCACGGCCAGGTCTGCACCGTAGCTGATCAAGAACACGCGCAGGTCTGGAATCCGTCCCAGCGCGAACGCGCCGAACAGGGCGCTGGTCTCTTCGCTCTTGCCATGCTGGGGTGGGGTCATGATGATCTGCAGGCGGGTGCCTTCCTTGCCGTCCGTCTCCAGGTAGCGCAGCACGTTCTCCAACTTCTGGGCGATCAACTGGTGCATCTCATGGGCAGCCCACCATGGATAGACATACTCGCCAAAGTTGGTCAGATGCCTGCGCGCCATCTCGCGTTTGATGCGCTCAGCCTGCGCCATCTGGGGAGTGATCACCTGCTTACGGGATGATGCAGCCAGGGTCATTCGCTGGTCTCCCCATCATCCTGCTGGTTGAGGTTCTTGGATCGGGCCGCCAGCTCAGCATCGCTTAGTTGGGTCAGGTCATCGGTGACGCCCTTGCGGGTCAGATCAATGGCGGTCTGCGAGGCGGGCACGTAGTCATGGCGTATCTCCATCGCTAACTTGAGATGGTTGAAGAACTTGTAATCCTTGCCCGCCTGCGAGGCTCCCTCGTTCAACGCGCGGAAGTGATCGGCGCGCTGCTCCCATAGCGGAGCGGCCTGCAGCACCGCGATGGTCTCCAGGATGGCGGGGTTGCGTTTGCGCCAGGTGCTGATCGCGCGGTCGCTGGTCAGTCCCAGATAGTCGCGCGCCAGTTCGTCCTGCGTCTTGGGCAGGCGGCCTTCGGTGGGGGTCGAGGCCCAGGCGATGTACGTCGCCTGCCGCCACGGCCATCCGCCATCCAACAACTCGAAGAAGGTATCCAGCCAGGCGGGAGCCTTCTCAGTGCCGCGTCGGGCGCGCAGGGCGGCCAACGCGGTCTCACTGCGGGCGCGCGCCATCTCGGGGGTGACGCCTTCCCCCTCGACCTCAGGTAAGTCCAGGTCAAGGGCCAGTTGGCGGTATTCGGTAGGGAGGTCAAAGTCGGGCTGTCTGATCATTCGTGCCTCATGCCTTGCGGGTATCTGCCATCAAAATCCATCCACGCCGCTTGCCCGTGTAGCCCCAGCCGTTGATCTGGTCGCTGATCCAAAAGCGCTCGCCTTCCTGCGCGTCTGGGTCGATCTTTACAGCGGTTGCGCGCGGACCCTGGCGCATCACAGTGCGTTTGGTGGCGATCACTTCGAAGCCAATGGGGCGGACTACCTCCACGGGCGGAACGATCTCGTCCAGACTCACCCGCATCTTCAGCGCGGAGTTTTTGATCCAGAACCCAGTAAATTCTCCGTGATGTTCCAGCGTGGCAGGGTTGAAGTATGGAATGCGGAACCCGCCCACAGGCTCGCTGGTCTGTCCGCGTTGGTTGGTGTTGTAGGCGTTCATGAAATAGTACGGGTGGGTCTGATAGGTCACCACGTCGAGCAGTTCGGTCGGGATGCACTCGGCCCGTTTGTAACCAGCGATCTCCTCGACCACCTTGATCACGTTCCACAGGCCAGGCGCATATCCCTTCGAAGCCATGAAGATGCTCGGGATCTGCCACACGCCAGCCTCACCATTGGGAGCGAAGATCGCCCCGCCTGGGATCTCGCGGATGGCCCACTGGAATTTGCGAGCGGTGGTATATCCGCCGCTGTCTGGATTGCAGCGGTAATACAGGGCGCGCTCTTTTGTGCCTGGCTGAATCCGCATCCAGTTGGTCACGCCAGAGCAGTTGCCAGGGTTGGGCGTGAAGCATGCGCCGAACTGATCCAGATCTCCGCGCCTTGATTCGGGCAGATAATCTACGATGGTCTTGATCACCCAATATTGAGGCTCTAGCAGGATGGTCATGGGAACCTCACGGTCTGGCCCTGCTTGTCCGTGATGACCACGCTTTGCATGTCCAGGAAATTCCACTTGGTGGAGCCGATCTCCACCGAGATGCTCATCGGCTCGCGCGGGACGGGCGGGGTCTTGCCACAGAACGCATACAGCTCGTCCAGCGACCCGCGCCAGTAGTTGAGCTCACAGGCGATCTCGCCGTCGCGCGGCACGCCGTAATCCTCGCCGCGACCCTTCTCGGTCCACTGCCAGAAGTCCCACTTGCCCCACGGCTTGATGTTGACAGTCAGCGGGTCATACTCGGCCTGCCAGAGCGGATAATCCGCCCACACCTGAGAGATCGAGCCGTACTCGCCCCAATAACCTGGGGCGGTATAGACCATAGGCCTTGACCCTGTTGCGTCCTCGAAGGGCTTTACCCATCCCCACAGGTCGCTGGCGGTTGGGTTGCGCTTCGGGTCGTAGCGGTTGTTGGTATAGGCGTTCCACTCGAAATCGACGATGCCAGGCAGGTCGGTCGGGTAGTCGCGCAGGAGTGTCGCAAATTTTCGAGCCTGTCCGCCAGCACTTGACATTACAGTAGGCTTGGTAAGCCACGCATACGCGCCTACCAGCACGCCCGCATCCTTCGCGCCGCGATAGTTCTCCTTGAACCAGCGGATATTGACGTTGGTTCCGTGCGCTGCCTTGATGATGGCGAACTGGATGCCGTTGGCCTTGGCCTTGACCCAATCGACCTGGCCCGTCCAGTGACTGGTGGAGAGTCCCAGCACGCGGCTGGGATCGGGGGTCGCAAAATCAACTGTCATGCTGTACCTCATCGCGGCGGCGGCGGGTAAACGGGACTGGCGTCCCGCCCAATTCGATCACCTGCTTGGCCAGGCGTTCGGCCCAGCCGCGCAGGTCGTTGATCTCGTCTTCCAGCTCGGGGACCTTTTCCTCCAACTCCGAGAGGCGTGCCATCAGCGGTGCGCTGAAGTGCGCCCAGGCAGAGGAGAGGTCGAGCGTGTTCTGCGCCTTGGCGCGTTTCGTGCCCAGCAAATAGGACAGGATGCCGCCCCCGCCGAACAGGACTGCCGCAATGCTCAAAATTCTGTCCACTGTTTCCATCATCCCGTCCCCTTTGGTTACTTGCTGGACTTGATCAGGCCGCTCTTCTCGGCCCATTTGTCGAAGACCTGTTTGAGCAGCGCGTTGTAGACCAGCGTCGCAAACGCCACCGCGGGGCCGAGCGCCTCCAGCATCAACGCCGCGAACGCCAACAGCGCCGAGACAAAACTGGTCGGGTCGTCGAAAGCGGGGAATGAGGGAATGGTCATCTTGCGCCACAGGATCGCCAGGCCCCACGAGCACACGTACAGCAGCACCGTCAGCCATTCGCGCTTGATCGTCCACTGCGGCCACTTCGCGCCGATCAGCTTCAGCACATAGACCACCGCTGAGGCGACCACGCCGATGATGTACATCTGCACCGCGTCCAGCACGGGGTCCTCGGCCAGGCTGCCCTGCAGGCCCAGCGCGTACACGGGCGCGGCCAGCGCCAGCAAAGCCAGGATGGTCAGCGAAAAGGTCAACACGATCTTCTTCATGGCATCACTCCTTTTTGATGGCTCCCCCGCTCCGCCCGAGGAAGGGAAAACAAAAAAGCGCCGCCGTGCATAAAGCACGACGGCGCTCATCTCGTCAAACGTTGGCCCGCCAATTTGCTGGCCCTGCGGAGTTATTCGATTACAAATATTTTAACATTTTTTCCAAATTTAACAAGAGTCAGAACAGAGATTCTAATATTTATTTCACCCATAAACTCCTCCCCCAAATATCCTCGAAGAGGTATTTGGGGGAGGCATGGGAGGAGGGCGCCCCACAATCGAACAGCCAACGCGATGACATGCGGGCCCTCGGGTTGGCTGTTCCTTTTTATTTTAGAACGTGCGTTCTGTATTGTCAAGTCAGTCTAACGGTTTGCGTTA